GCTCAGCTGCAGCCGGCCAAGGCCCGCGGCAACGACGTCCTCGCCTACATCGAGGCGTGTGGATACGACTACAAGCAGGTCGCAGAGTGGATGGGAAAGAACGGGTACGACCGCGAAGTTCCAAAGTGCGAGCGACGTTACGAGAAGCTCAAGGCCGGCGGGAGCATCATGCGCCGATCGACCGTGGTTCCCAAGGACTACATCGGCGCGTTCGTGGGCCACTACCCGTACTCTCTCACTCATCCCGTGGAGAACCGCTACATCTCAGCCCGCGAGGCAATGGCGATCATGGGCATGCCGGAGGACATGGAGCTCATCGATCCCAAGAAGAACTCGAACCACGTCTGTCAGAACGTGCCGGTCCAGACCGCGACCGACATGGCGACCGAGGTGAAGAAGTACCTGGAGGGAAAGCTCCCGATGGTCGACGCCGAGCTGGTGTTCCAGAGCAACCACAACGAATCGCACGAGATAGCCGTCGGCGGTAAGGACCAGACACTGAGCGTATTTTTTGGAGATGCAGCGTGAAGAACATGTTAGGAGTGATGTACGAGATGCAGGCGAACGATTTCTTGAAGAAGACCCCCTTCAAGTACAACGAAGAAAAGATCGTGGACGACTTCTACGACTACCTGAAGTCGACGTATGGTGAGCACTACCAGACCGAGGACAGAGAGAACGACCTACAGTGCTTCGACGCATGGATCGCCATGGGAGACGCTACGCCGACGTTCCGCAACACGGCCATCAAGTACCTCTGGCGATACGGGAAGAAGAACGGCAACAACAAGAAGGACCTGATGAAGGCCATGCACTACATCCTCCTCTGCCTTCACAACGATCACTACAAGGACAAGCCATGAGGATACTCATCACCGGTATCGCCGGCATGATCGGCTTTCACCTGGCCAACAGGCTGATGGCCCACGGTCACAGCGTCGAGGGAGTCGACGACTACAACGACCTCTACTACGACTCCAAGCTCAAGTACGACCGCGCGAAGCTGCTGAAGCTGGCCGGCGTCAAGGTCCACCACGCGGACTTCTCAGAGATCAACTACAACACGTACGACCTGGTGGTTCACCTGGCCGCCCACGCCGCGGTCCGCGTGTCCATGGAGAAGCAGATACCCTACATCATCAACAACGTCACCCGCACTCAGGTGATGATCGAGGCCATCGAGAAGCTTCCCAAGCCGATCCCGGTCGTATACGCCTCGACGAGCTGCGTCCAGCACGGTCAGCCGCTGCCGTGGAAGGAGTCGGACAACCCCGGTCACCAGAACAACTACTACGGCATGACCAAGAGAATGAACGAGTGTCAGTTCATCTCCTCGAAGATACCGGTGGCGGTGGGACTGAGGTTCTTCACGGCATACGGACCATGGGGAAGACCCGACATGGCGCTCTACATCTTCACGAAGGGAATCGACGAGGGCAAGCCGATCCAGGTATTCAACAACGGCAACATGGTACGCGACTTCACCTACGTCGAGGACGTGTGCCAGGGAGTTCACTGCGCCATCAATTATGCCGTGAGCCAGACCGCCTCGAAAGAGATATATAATCTAGGCTACGGGGAACAGGTCCAGCTGATGGACTTCGTTCGCCTGATTTCGAGAGAGCTGGGCAAGGAGCCGATCCTCGAGATGAGGCCGAGGCACCCGGCCGACGTCCTGGAGACGTGGTCGGACACCACTAAGCTCCAGGCTCTCGGATACAGACCGACTACGCCCATCGACGAGGGAGTTCGCAAGTTCGTCGACTGGTACAAGCAATATGAACACTGAATGAGGAACAACATGGCTGAAGATAACAGCGTCACCCCACTGACCCCGACTCCCGCAGAGCAGGCTCAGAACCAACCCAACCCCAACGCCTTCAACCTGTCGATCTCCGTGGAGGAGCTGCGCAAGCGCAAGCTGTTCGTGGCCACTCCCATGTACGGCGGCATGTGCGCGGGCATGTTCACCAGGTCGATCGCCGACCTCTCGGCGCTATGCCACGCCTACGGCATCCCACTCCAGCTGTACTTCCTCTTCAATGAGTCGCTGATCACTCGCGCCCGCAACTACTGCTGCGACGAGTTCATGCGCTCGGGTGCCACTCACCTGATGTTCATCGACTCCGACATCGGCTTCGATCCCAGGGACGTCATCGCCCTCTTGGCCATGCAGGACGAGCAGAGTGACTACGACGTCATCGGCGGTCCGTATCCCAAGAAGTGCATCAGCTGGGAGAAGGTCAAGGCCGCGGTCGACAAGGGCTTCGCCGATGAGAACCCGCAGAACCTCGAGCGCTTCGTGGGCGACTACGTCTTCAACCCGAAGGGCGGTCAGGGATCCATCCCGATCAACCAGCCGGTCGAGGTCCTCGAGATCGGTACCGGGTTCATGATGATCCGTCGTCGCACCCTCGAGAAGTTCGTGGAGGCTTTCCCTCAGTACAACTACAAGCCCGATCACGTCCGCACCGAGGCCTTCGACGGCACTCGCGAGATCATGCAGTTCTTCCAGGCCGAGATCGACCCGAAGAGCAAGCGCTACCTCTCCGAGGACTACTGGTTCTGTCAGAAGATCCAGGAGCTCAACATGAAGACCTGGTTCTGCCCGTGGATGAAGATGCACCACGTCGGTACCTACATCTTCGGCGGATCACTGGCAGACCTCGCAGCGGTCGGTGCCTCCGCTACTGCTGACGTCGGCGCGATCCGTAAGAAATAGGGTGTACAAATATGGCAAAGAAGAGTAAGATGAACGCATACATCCTGTTGGACAGGAGCGGGTCCATGGAGAGCCTCTGGAAGGAGGCTCTCGGATCCATCAACGGGTACGTCAAGGAGCTCCCGAAGGACGCCAACGTATTCATGGCGGTGTTCGACTCTAACGGCTACGACGTCATCCGCAATACTACCGCTGGTGATTGGAAGTCGCTGTCCAACGACGACGCCATGCCTCGAGGCGGCACTCCACTGTTCGACGCCTCGGCTCGAATGATGCTGAGGATACTGGACGACAAGCCCGACAAGGCGGTATTCGTAACGATGACCGACGGCGAAGAGAACCAGTCGCAGAACTTCAGACAGCACCACGTCAAGGCGCTGGTGAAGAACCTAGAGGACAGGGACTATCAAGTCCTGTTCCTCGGCGCCAACTTCGACAAGGTCGGTGACGTGGCCAACCAGTACGGTATCAAGGGATCTAGCTGGACAAACATCACGCCGGTCAACTTGAACGCCACGATGTCCACTCTCGGCACCGCGTCGATGAACTACATGACGGGTTCACTACGAAGCGTCGACATCAGCGACGACATGAAGAAAAAAGCAACGAGCTAACAACGGAGCACTCTATACTATGAAGATCTCAGCAGAGACGATCGCGATCCTTAAGAACTACTCCACCATCAATCCCTCCGTGCTGTTCAAGCCCGGCAACACGATCTCCACGATGTCGATGCAGAAGTCGATCTTCGCGAAGGCGACCATCAAGGAGGACATCGAGCGACAGTTCGGCATCTACGAGCTGAACAAGTTCCTCGGTGTCCTCTCGATGTTCCGTGAACCGGAGCTGCGATTCTTCGACAGCTACCTCGAGGTATTCTCGGGTAAGCAGAAGGTCCGCTACACCTACGCCGATCCCAGCCTCATCGTCACGCCTCCCGAGAAGGGACTGGTCGTCCCGGATCCGGACGTCGAGTTCGACCTCACCGCCGAGGACCTCAACTCGGTCGTCAAGGCCCTGTCGATCATGTCCCTCCCAGAGATCTGCATCACCGGCGACGGGACCAACCTCGAGCTCCAGGCGGTCAATCCCAGCAACCGCAGCGCGGACGTCTACTCCGTGATCGTGGGCAGCACAGACAAGACCTTCCACTCCTACGTCAAGATGGAGAACCTCAAGTTCCTCTCGAAGGACTACAAGGTCAGCGTATCCAGCAAGGGCATCATCAGGCTCGAGTCCCAGGACATCACCTACTTCGTCGCGTCGGAGGCCCACTCTACCTTCAATTGATGTCTGTACTCCAGTGTGAATAGTGATTATAATTCGTAAATGTGATTGTGAGAGGACTACAGCATGAACAACCGTGACAACCCGATGTGGGTAGAGAAGTACCGTCCGCGTAAGATCGAGGACTGCGTACTCCCTCCCGATCTCAAGGCCACCTTCCAGAACTTCGTCGACAACAAGCACGTACCCAATCTCCTCCTGGCCGGCTCAGCCGGTGTCGGTAAGACGACCGTGGCGAAGGCCATGCTCGAGGAGCTCGGGTGCGACTACATCGTCATCAACGGGAGTATGAATGGTAACATCGACACGCTTCGCAACGACATCCTCCAGTTCGCCTCTTCCGTGTCTTTCACAGGCGGGCGAAAGTATGTTATCCTTGACGAGGCTGATTATCTTAACGCAAACTCCACACAGCCAGCCCTCCGTAACTTCATGGAAGAGTACTCCAGGAATTGTGGGTTCATTCTCACATGCAACTTTAAGAACAGAATCATCGAGCCACTACATTCCCGGTGTTCTGTTGTAGAGTTCAAGATCGCCAAGGCTGACATTGCGAAGCTGGCCGGTCAGTTCTTCAAGCGAGTTGAGTCCATCCTCACTGCTGAGGGAGTACAGTACGACAAGGCTGTGGTGGCAGAGGTCGTCAAGAAGCACATTCCTGACTGGCGTCGAGTACTGAACGAGCTTCAGCGCTACTCGGCCACCGGCAAGATCGACGCCGGCATCCTGTCGAGCCTCAGCGACGAGAACTTCAAGAAGCTGATCGCCAGCCTCAAGGCCAAGAACTTCAACGAGATGCGCAAGTGGATCGTGGAGAACGCCGACTCGGATACGACGGTGTTCCGCAAGGTCTACGACCACGCGCACGACATCCTCAAGCCGAGCTCCATCCCGGCGGTCGTCCTCCTCATCGCGGACTACCAGTACAAGGCGGCGTTCGTGGCCGACCATGAGATCAACCTCGCCGCGTTCCTGACCAACCTGATGGTCGAGGCGGAGTGGCTCTGATGTATAAAATGGATTTCCATACGTTCTACCTCGCCAGCCTGACTGTGCTCGCCGTTCTCTTCCTGATGTGGAGGTTCACGTGAGCAACCCGTTCGACTACGTCAAGGACATCCAGCGCGGCAAGAAGGACATCATCCGCAACTCGGAGAATCCTTCCAGGATGGAGGCGGGTTACAATCCCTTTATGGTCAACCGCGCCCTGTCCTTCTACCCGGACTCGATCCTGTACGCCAACGAGATGAACCGTCGCGGCGGACTCGACGGCCTGCTGCAATTTGACTATCTAATAAATACTGTCAGGTCAATGAAGCGAGACCACCAGTGGATCAAGAAGTCGGGTTCTGACTCCGACGCTGAGATGCTCGCAGAGTACTTTGGAATGAGTCCGCAGAAAGTGCATGAAGCCCTCAGAGTCCTCACCAGAGACCAGCTCGACGATATAAGAAAGAGAACCATCAAAGGTGGCACATGAGTGTAGTAGATTCCCTAGTTGAGGTCAGGCTGAAGAACGCCGAGGACTTCTTGAAGATCAAGGAGACGCTGTCCAGGATCGGCGTCGCGTCCAAGAAGGACAAGACCCTATACCAGTCCTGTCACATCCTCCACAAGCAGGGAAAGTACTACATCACCCACTTCAAGGAGCTGTTCTTGCTGGACGGCAAGAGCTCCGACTTCGACGAGGGCGACAGGGGCAGGCGAAACACGATCGTCAAGCTCCTCGAAGAGTGGGGACTGCTGGAGGTCATCTCCAAGGACAAGATCGTGGAGCCCCAGGCCGCCCTCTCCCAGATCAAGATCATCGCCTTCAAGGAGAAGGACGAGTGGACCCTGGTTCCAAAGTACACGATCGGCAAGAAGAGGACCGTTTGAGTACCTATACCTTCTGTGCATAGCTAGAATTTCATCCGACCTATATACTTACGTACGAGGGAGCGCCGAAAGGGCTCCCTCTTAATTTGCTCGCTTAAAAGGAGAGAACTATGTTCAAGCAGCTATCCAACGCCTTCCTGTTCATGGGAGAGTCGGCGGACGATCCGGTCGTCCGAATGGTGGAAGTCGAGTACACCAAGGAGTTCAACTTCCTCAGGAAGAACCTGGGACGTCGTCCGACCCGCCAAGAGGTCAAGCACCTGCTGAGTCGCTAAGCCATTGATCTTATTGGACTCCGTCTAAGTTGTTGATCTTATTGGGCTTTCTCTAAGCCGTTGATTTCCTTGGCTTTTCCCTAAGTTATTGATTTGATTGGACTAAAAAAAGTGGGCTTCTGGCTCACTTTTTTATGTACTTTTTAGTAGATCCATGGTAGATTTAATCATAATCAAGGAACGGAACGACATGAACATCTACACCCGTCAGATCATGGAACTCCTCGACATCGAGCTTCCCATGGCCCTCATGGTCCAAGAGATCATGGAACGGTCCGACCTGGACTTCTCGGAGTGCACCGACCGTCAGTTCCGTCGCTGCGCGGCCGAGGCCTACAACATCTACATGAACGAAGAAGAGACCT